ATACAACAATACCTGGCGAAAAAACGGGTATGTTTGTAAATGGAGTTGAACTTGCAAATTATAAGTCAAGAGATGCTATTTACTATGGAGAACTAGAAGGAGTTAACGTTCTAAATGGTGGATCTGGACATGATGTTATAAATCCACCAGAATTGCTCATTACTGATAATGCAGGTGTTGGTGCTACTGGACATGTCAATGTAAAAGGTTCTTTTGAAAGAATAGATGTAAAATATGCTGGATTTGATTATCTAGAACAACCACAAATTACTATTAGTGGTGGTAATGGTGTTGGTGCTAAAGCAGAAGCTAAAATGAAGCAGGGAACACATTCTGCTTCCCTTGACGTAGTAGTTGGTATTAATACAAGTGATAATATAGTCGGTTTTACAACATACCATCTATTCAATGGTGGCGAAAGAGTATTCTATCGTCAAAACAATGGTACAGCTGTTGGAACAGGTACAACAACCTTAGGTGATGGATCAGTTTACTTTGTAGGTCTTTCTAGTAATACTGCTATCACTTTACACTCTCATTATGATGATGCGATTGCAGGTATTAACACTATAGACCTTTCTGATAAAGGATCAGGTACTCAGAAGTTTGAAAGTGTTTCTAAGAAGAATGTTGTTGATAAAATCTTTATAACCAATGCAGGAACTGGTTATGAGTATAAAAAAAGAAGTGTTATTGTTACAGGAATTAATACTGCTACTAATTCTATCAATATTAAAGATCATGGATATCAGGATGGTGAAATTTTAACTTATGAAACTACAGGAACCGCAATTAGTGGTTTAGTAACTACAGCACAATATCAGGCCATTGTTGTTGATAAAAACAACTTTAGAGTTGCTCTTGCTGGTGTTGGAGGTACTTTAACAGAGTCATATGATAATGGAACTTATGTTAAGTTCACTGGAGTTGGAGTTGGAACTCATATCTTTAATTATCAACCAATATCAGTTTCTATAAGTGGAGAACTTGGTGTATCTTCATCTTTAGGTGATTATCAAGCAACCATGATTCCTGTTGTAAGGGGATCTGTTACATCTGTTGATTTAACACAGAATGGAACAGGATATGGTAATTCTGCCATCGTAAGTTATAACAGAACACCTAGTATTGATTTTCTTGCTGGATCTGGTGCTGAACTTAGACCAGTTGTCCAAGATGGTAAAATTGATCAGGTAATCGTTACTAGAGGAGGTACAGGATATAATTCTCCTCCAGAAATCATTACATCTGGTATTGGTACTTATGCAACTCTAACTCCAGTCATAGAGGACGGTGTAATCACCTCTGTGACCGTTGTAAGTGGTGGTGTTGGATTTGTTACGGATAGATCTTTCCTAAGCGTAGAGACTGCTGTAGACGCTGCTGGTAGAACCCCTGTTATTGAACCTCAAGTTAAGGCATGGGAGTTGGATAATGTAAAACGCTACAAATCACTCATAAAACTAGATGATGGTTTTATGGAGCCTAGCACTGCGACATTTGGGTCACAATTTACTCATTTGTATGCTCCTAGAAAATTAAGAGAAATGCTTCCTTCTCTTAAGTTAAATGGTAAGAAAGATTATGGTACATATGATCTAGAGTATGAAAATGCCGAAGAAGTATCTTCAAATCACTCACCAATACTAGGATTTGCGTATGATGGTAATCCGATCTATGGTCCTTATGGATTTGCTAATATTGATGGTGGTGCTATTAGAAGAATGGTTCCTGGTTATGAATTAAACGCTACTAGGCAACTTGGTCCTAGTGTTGGTGACTGGGAGTTGGGTTCATTTACTAATGATTATACTTTTACTAATAAAGGTGACCTAGACAAGTATAATGGTCGTTTTTGTAAGACTCCTGATTATCCAGAAGGTACTTATGCATATTTTGCAACTATTGATAGTTCTTCTCAACAGGATGCTACTTTTGATAAGTATTTCACTCCAGTATTCCCATATGCTGTAGGAGAGGCATTTAAGTCTAAACCAGATACTTATAACTTTAGTCCAGACTCAATAACAACTAAAGTTGATTTGGATAAAGGTGGATACGTAAGAAACATCTATCCATATAAACTTTCATTTAATGCTAGTGATTATGAATATGTAAAACGTCCAGATAAGAATATTGATGATTTTGCATCCATAGTTTATGCAGCTACTGGGGGTATAGAGTCTGTTAAGATTGAAGCAGGTGGAGTTGACTATAAAGTCGGTGATAGAATAGTATTTGATAATACAGAAACTGGTGGTTCTAATGCATCATCAAAAGTAACTAAGATTGGTGGAAAGAAATTAGTTAAAATAACTTCTTCTACTACTAAGAAAGAAAATGTTACTTTTGAAGTACTTAATGATAAGAAGACAATTGTTGCTAGAACACCTGCACCTCATGACTTTAAAAATGGTGATTTTGTTAGTGTCTCTGGAATATCTTCTCAATCTATAATTAATCTTGATGGGGTTTATAATATTGGTGTTAATACATCAATGTTTAAATTAGCTACTGGTATTGGTAGTACAGGAACTACTGGTATAGTTACCTTTATTTCTATTAATGGTGATACTTCTGTTTTACAATCAGATGATGTTATTGGTATATCAACAGAACAATTATATGTCGTAAATGTTGATGAGTTTAATTCTAGAATTAGAGTAATAAGGGAATATGGTGGGACAGTAGGAACAGCATATACTCAAGGATCAATTATTGAAGAGAAGCCACGTGCTCTTACAATTAATGCGGGTGTTAATACAGATAAAGAAATTAAACTTCAAAAGAGTACTTATTTTAATCCATCAGAAGTAGTAGGTCTAGGAACTACTGCAGGGGTTGGAATCAATAGTGTTATATCTGTAAGTGGACCTGGATTAGCAGTTGGTGTCGGTACTTCTGTTGCTATTCCAACAAGGTCAATTTATATTCCAAGTCATAAGTTTACTACTGGAGATTCTTTAACTTATTCTGCTGGTGGTGGAACTGTTGTATCAGTTTCTACTGATGGTATTAATAACTTTAATCTTCCTAGTCAAGTCTACTCAATCAACTTAGGACAGAATACAATTGGATTAACATCAATGCCAGTTGGAATGGGATCTGAAGGTGTCTTTGTTGGTGTTGCTTCAACTGCTGCAGAACAACTTTATTTCCATAGTGTTGGTGCTGGAGTAACTCATTCATTAACAACTCAAGATACTCAGTTAACTGGTATATTAGAGAAAGTTGTAGTTACTGCAACTGCTACTACTGCTCATGGTCTTGGAGTTGGTGATACAGTATTCTTAGATGCATTACCTGGTATTACTACTTCATATACTGTTAAGTATAATGATTATAATAGAAAGACTACAGTAGGATTATCAACCTTCTTACAGGGAGATGTTAATACAACTAATAATACTATTAGTATTACTAATCATGGTCTTAATACTGGAGATCAAGTCATATATGAATCAACCAGTGTTGTATCTGGTTTAAGTGCTAATACATCATATTATGTAATTAAAGATAGTTCAGATAAGTTAAGATTAGCATCAAATTCTTATAATGCTACTATTCAATATCCATTAGCAGTTTCTTTAGCTTCTACTGGAGGAGCAGTAACACATTCTCTTCTTCCTATTAACCCTCTTCTTACAGTTACTAGAGGACAAAAGTTAGAACTTAATGTTGCTGATAGTTCTTTAGGAAATGTCTCAGGTGGTACAACTTATTCAGCGTTCTCAGTTAATTTCTATAGGGATCAAGATTTTAAACATGAATTCCTTACAGTAACACCTGATCAATTTGATGTTACTTCTAGTGGAAGTGTTGGTATAACTGGAGGAAAAGTATTATTACAAACTAACGCTCAGACTCCTGAAATACTTTATTATAACTTAACTCCTGTTAATCCAGATAGAATTACCACAGTTCAATCTGAAATTGCTGTCGATAAAACTGTTAATAACTATAATACTATTAAATTAGTTGATTCTCTTTATGATGGTAAATTTAAGATCTCATCTATGGGATCAACAACGTTTAGTTTTAATGTTCCAAATGAACCAGAAACAGCAAGTTATACAGATATAACTGCTCGTTTATCATATGAAACTTCTTCTGCTGGTGCGTTAGGGCCTATTGCAGATATTAAGATAACCAATAAAGGATATGGTTATAATAGTATTCCTGGAATTTCTACTGTAAGTAGAACATATACAGGAACAGCTGCTACATCTTATGGTAATGGTTGTATCTTAAGAGTAGAAAGTAATTCAATTGGTAAAGTACAAACAACACACATTACCAATCCTGGTTATGAATTCCCATATGACAAAACTTTACGTCCAACTGGAGCATTACCAAGTCTATTTAAAATTGATAGGTTTAGAACCTTAGATCATATTGGAATTACTTCTGGTGGACATAATTATTCTATTGCACCAAAGTTGATTGTTAAGGATAGAGTTAGTGGATCAATTTTAGATGAATGTGATATTACTACTGAAGTAACTGGATCAGTTGGTGTTTCGAGTGCTAGTATTAAGGAAAATACTAAGAGACTTCAAGATCCTAAACCAACCATAATACCTATCCATAACTCTAATGGAGTTGGTATTGAAACTGTTGGGTTTACAACTACTTCTGCAACTGTAGAACTTACTCTTGACACTGATTTTTCTGTAGGACAAGACTTCCCATTTGCTGTTGGTGATAAAGTTTTAGTTGAAGGTGTTGGTATTGCTACTACTGGATTTGGATACAACTCTAGTGAGTATGATTATAACCTCTTTACTCTTAATTCTATTACCCCTAACTTTGGTGGTGCTAATCCTAAAGTTACTTTTGTTCTAGAAAATGATAATCCTGGTGAATATGACCCAGATGCATCTGCTGGTAGGATAATACCAGAAAAACATTTTCCTGGTTTTGAACCAGTAACTTTAAAGGGTGATTTTAATATTAAAGAAAAAATTACTCAAGAAACTCTTACTGGAACTAAGACTGGTACTGTAATTGGATGGAATAGAAATAATAATACACTAAGAGTTGCTACTGGTGATGTATTTGAAGAAGGTAAGCAAATTGAAGGAGATTCATCTAATCAAGTTGGATTCGTACAATCAATTGAAAATTTTGAGTCTACTTTTGATGTAGGGCCTCTTGTAGAGCAAAGACAAGGAAATCAAAATATAACTGGGTTCTTGAATGATTCAAGACAAAGAATACCTGATAATGATTATTATCAATCATTTGCGTATTCAATCAAATCACCTGTTCAGTATTCTACTTGGAAAGATGTAGTTAGTGAAATAACTCATACCAGTGGATTCAAAAAGTTCTCTGATATGGAGATTGAATCTTTTGATGGAAGACCGAATGATGCAGATGAGCAAGGTGATGGTTCTTATGGAACTGGAGGAGTAGGATTCCCTAATCCTGGTAGAGGATCTGCTTCTGCATCTGTTGGTATTCAAACAGTAGATATTAAAGTTGATTTATCATCAGTCAGTGATGTTGGAACTAAATTAGATTTTGATAATGCTTCAGAATTAAGTGTTGAAGTTGCTGGTATTAGTAGTGCCAATCAAATAACTGTTTCTAAAGAGATTGTTTTAGATAATAAGATTCTTACTGATTATGAGGAAGCAAGAACTAACAGAGTTCTATCAATTGATGATGTTGGCGATTTATTCTCCAGTACTCCTAGAACAGACCCCTTTGAGAAGTTTGACTTTGTAAACAAAGATACCTTCTCTGCCCACAGATACTTCTATCATGTAAAAGATACACGTTATACTGGGGAGACTCAAACTGGATTCTTCAATGTTGTCCAAGATGGTACTTATGCATATATTAACCAGTATAGCATCGATAGCTCTGGTTTCTTAGGATACTTTGATTATGTGTTTAGTGGTGCATTTGCTAATCTTAATTTCTATCCAACTAAGTTTGAATTGAATAATTATGTTATTGATTTTATTTCTGTTGACTTTAACAGAATGACTGGTGTTGGAACTGGTGCTGTTACTGGAATTGGATCTACATCTATAGGAGATTTAGTCACAGTTACTGGATTTACTACGACGACTGCTATTGGAGCAGCAAGTAGTATTCTCGGTATTAGTTCAACTAACTCTGCGGCTAATAAAGTAATAGTTGAAGTTGTGCAAACTACTGCTGGTATTGCCACTCATCAGTTAGCAGAAATTAATATTGTTCATGATAATAGTGGTAATGATTCTGGTACAGGATTTGTTGATTATGGTGCTTTCTGTAGTGGAGGAATGATTGGAACATTTGGAGTTGAAACAAATGGACCAACTAATTTAAATTTCTATCCAAATGCTGGTGTTAATACTACATGTGCAGTTAAGATTGTTGATTATGAATTTAATTCCAATGCCACTGGAGTTGGTTCTACAACATTAGTAGAAGGAATGATGGAGTCATTCTATACTTCTATTTCTGCTTCTGCAACTCCTGGACAAAATAATATTTGTGGATTTACAAGCACAGAGTATGAAGGTGCTCATTTTATAATCAATGTAGAGGATACAACTAACAGTAAAGCATCTCTTAGAGAAATGCTTGTTTCTCAATCAAGTGATGGTATTACTGCTCAAGCATATTCTTCAGAGTATGGTGAAGTTCTTACTTATGACGATGATGGTAATGGATTGGATGTTGGATTGGGAACTGTTGGTGCTGGTTTCTCAGGTAGTGACTTCTGTGTTTACTTTACACCAAATGCAAATATAGCAACTAAGGTAAGAGTATATGGTCAAACGGTAGAGAACCAAAGGTCAGGTGGTATTTCTACCCTTGGAATAGGAGATGGTAATTCAATTGGTCAATTCCGTACTGGGGAAGGTACTTATAGTGGTACTCTTTCTGTTGTTAAACGTAACTTTAATCTTACTCACAGAAACAGACCAATCTTTAGAAAGGTTTGGGATCCTGAAGTTGATACTTCAGTTATTAGTATTGATGCAAATACAATTCAATTAGCAGATCATTTCTTAGTTAGTGGTGAGAAACTTACATATGCTTATGATGGAGCTGGTATTGCTACAGTTGGTGGTGTAATTGGAACTACTGTTTATGCTGTTAAAGTTAGTGAAGATTTAATTAGATTAGCACCTACTGCATCTGATGCTCTTGCAACACCTCCAACAGTTCTTGGATTTACCACAGTTGGAACTGGTAATAGTCATTCTATTACATCTCATAAGCAAGACACTAAGTGTTTAATTGCTCTTGATAACAATATCCAATCACCAATTGTTTCTACTGGTGTTACTGTTGGATTGGTTAGCACCATGAATGCTTCGCAGGTTAATGCTCAGATAACAAATGTTGCTTCAATGATTGGTGGTGATATAATAAAAGTTGATGATGAATATATGAGGGTTAAATCTACTGGTTACGCTGGTATTGCAAATCAATTATTAGTAGATAGAGGATGGTTAGGTAGTGATCTTGGAGTTCACACAGTATCTTCTGGTAACAATCTTGTAGTTACTAAGTATGATGGTAATTACACCATATTAGGTAATTCATTAAACTTTGTAGAACCTCCTTATGGTGAAGAGGGATATGCTGGATTACAAACAAGATCTACTTTCCAAGGAAGATCATTTATCAGAACTGCAGAGTCTGATGATAATGAGGCTTACAATGATAATCTCCTCTTTGATTCTATTTCTAAAGACTTTACTGGTATTGCTAAGACATTTACCTTAACAAGTGAAACATCAAATGTTGTTGGGTTCTCTACCAATAATGGTGTATTCTTGTTAAATGAGATATTCCAAGGTCCAGATGTTGATTATACTTTAAGTGAAGATACTAGTGGAATATCTTCTATTACCTTTACTGGAACTGCTTCATCTGTAACTGCCGATTTAAATGTTGGTACTCTTCCTAGAGGTGGTATCCTTGTTAATGTGGGTTCTTCAGAGGGAATGGGATATCAACCATTAGTTGCTGCTGGTGGTACTGCTGTTGTTTCTGGATTAGGAACTATTGAATCAATATCTATTGGTAATAGTGGTAGTGGATATAGAATTGGTATTCAAACTGTTTATGTTGGAGTAGGTACTTCAGGTGCTACTGGATATCCAAATATTGTTTCTATTGGTACTGCTGTTGTTGAAAGTGGATATATTGTAAGTATTGGAGTTACAAATGCTGTAGCTGCTGGATATACTTTTGAAAATCCACCTAAAGTCTTTATTGATGCACCCACTGGATATGAGAATATACCTTTAGTTGCTGCTGGTGGTTCTACTACAAGTGGAGTAGATGCTACCGTTGATATTACAGTTGGTTTGGGTAATAGTGTAACTCAATTTAAGATTAATAATACTGGACGTAATTATGCTGTTGATGATGTATTAACAATTCCTGCCAATACTGCAAACTTTACTGGAATTCCAACAACTGGTACACCCGCAAACTTTAAGGATTTCCGCATTATTGTTGAATCAGTTCATGATGATAGTTTTGCTGGTTGGACATTTGGTCAATTAGAAGTTCTTGATAACTTTAGTCCATTCTTTGATGGAGTGAAGAAATCATTTACAATTAACAAAGCAGGAGTTCCTGTTTCACTTAGATCTGCTAAAGGATCACCTATTAGGATTCAAGATAATTTACTTATCTTTATTAATGATATCTTACAAGATCCTGGTGTTTCTTATGAGTTTAAAGGTGGTAGTGTTATTGACTTCCTCGAAGCACCTAAAGAAGGTGATAGTTTAAAGGTTTATTACTTTAAAGGATCTGCTACTGACTCTGTATTTGTTGATATTATTGAAACTATAAAGAAAGGTGATAAGATTCGTCTTCGTGATGAAGCCACTAAGTCTTCAACCTTTGGATTTGATCAAACTGAACGTATTGTTAGTGGTATTCAAACCTCTGATAAGTTCAGCACGGTTCAGTATTTTGGTCCTGGTATCACCACCAATACTGCTATGGAACGTCCTTTGACATGGATCAAGCAAAAAGATGATATTGTTGTTGATGGTGTATATGTTTCTAAAGCAAGAATCATTAACGAATCTGCAATTACTCCTTCTACTAGAATTATCAGTAATGTTGGAGTTGGTTCTACAACAATCTACGTTGAAAGTCTCCGTCCATTATTCGATGATAATGAGGAAGGATACACAGGTTCTGAATTGAATTTAGTTATTGTTGATGAAAATGGACCTAAGATTTCTGCTGCTGCAACTGCCATTGTTTCTGATACTGGAACTATTAGTCTAGATTTAACAAATGCAGGTATGGGATATACTGAAGCACCTACAGTTTCTATTAGTACATACTTTGGTGTAAGTACACTTTCAACTGCATCTGCTACAGTCAGTGCTGCTGGAACAGTTAATACATTAACAGTTGATGAAGTTGGTGCTGGTTATACTAATGCAACTACGCCTTTAGTTCTAATTGGAGAACCAACTGGTGTTGCTGATACACTCGGAACTCCTACTATACAAGGAGACTTTGGATTTATTTCTGGTATTGCTGCTACTACTGTTGGAGTCGCATCCACTGGACTAGTGTTTGATTTATATGTAAATGAATTATTCAGAGATGCTACCAGAGTTGGTACTGCAGTGACTATAACTGCATTAACAGCAGGTGATAAATTTATGGTACATAATTCTAATACTGGTATTGGATTAACATCCTACGGTACTGGAACTGGTATTGGTACTGTTGGTATTGGATCTACCTTTATAGATAACATATATGAGGCCATGTCTGTTTCATATAGTGAAAATTATGTAGTAGGAGTTGGTACAACTGGGGTTCAAAGAGTCACAGTTAGTGTATCTTCTACAGAAAGTGTTACTACTGGAATCAATAGTTACTTTGGTAATTATACATTCGGTAAGTTGACTAATGTTACTAGAGATAGTGACCCACATGCGTTCAGTATTGTTACTGATGATGGTATTACTGGACTATCAACTGCTCCTGTAATTCGCAGAATTAAAAACATCAAACGTTCTTACTAAATAAAGAAAAAAAGTCTAAGTAAATGTCTGCTATTATAACAGATCAACTAAGGGTCTTGAATGCCGCTAATTTTGCAGCAGGTATTAAGACGACTACGAATAGTTATTATAGTTTTATTAATCTGCCGAACGCAACTGATGTTCAATCAGATTGGGATACCAATGTTCCTGATCCTAAAGATTCTTTCCATCAAGAGGATAGATATTGGGATACTATGATTGCATTGAAGAAAATAAATGCTGGAGATGTAAAGAGAGTTGTAAGAAAACTTGCTTGGACTTCTGGTACAACATACGATTATTATAGAGACGATTATAGTAGAAGTAATACTGCTGCACAAACTGGAGCATCAAATTTATATGGTGCAAATTACTATGTAATGAATAGTGATTATAGAGTTTATATTTGTATTGCTAATGGTTTTGATCCAGATAACTTATTAGGTAAACCGTCTCTTGATGAACCTCTTCACACAGATTTGGAACCAAAAGCTGCTGGTACTAGTGGTGATGGTTATCTTTGGAAGTATCTCTATACTATTAACCCTGGAGATCTTGTCAAATTTGAATCAACTAATTTTATCCCAGTTCCTGATGATTGGGAAACAACCACTAATGCAAATATTACTGCGGTAAGAGGTAACGCTGCTCTTAGTGGAAACCAATTAAAGAATATTGTTATTACTAATAGAGGTGCTGGTTACGGTAATGCTGCTACTTATACCAATGTTCCTGTTAATGGAAATGGAAACAATGCAAAATGTTCTGTAACCGTTAACTCTTCTGGTCAAGTATCTGCTGTTAGTGTTACACAAGGTGGTAATGGATATACTTATGGTACAGTTGATCTAGAAGCAGGTGGTATTACAAATACTTCTGGTAGTACTGATGCTGTTTTTAATGTCATCATTCCACCTCAGGGAGGACATGGTGCTGACATTTATAGGGAATTGGGTGCAATTT